TCAAACTTTTTTGCTGTCTTAGCTGTATTTGGGTCTAATTTGTTTTTATTGAACGACTCACCTAATAGCTTGGCGTTCTTATCTATATCATTAAGTAATTTATTTATATGTTCGGCATCTTTTTGAAGTTGGGCGTACCCGAGACCAACCTCACCAAACAGTTTTAAATCTTCGCCCATATTTCCCCCTAATTTAAGTAAAAAAAAATAAGGGTCTTAAAACCCTTATTTAAACATTGAAACTAATTTCTTAGCTTCTTCGACAGTCATCTTCCTGTCTTCTTGTGTAGCATTGTTGAATGTATAGAGTGGGTTTACCTCTTCATCAAACTCTCCACTCATTGCTACTGTGCTTTCTTGCAAATCCCACATTTGTTTTGTTTGTATCATTGCAAGTAAATCTAGGTATTGATTAATAGTTAAGTTCTTAATCTCTGAATAGGGAAGGTGAGTGTATATCATGATTGCATGAATACCAGATTTAAAAGTTATTTTTTTTTATCGTCACTCTTCTTATCGTCTTGATTAAGAACTAAACCATTAAGTGAGAATATCTCATGGATAAACTCTTTATAATTAGTAGAATCTACATTCTCTAGAATGTCTTCAATGGCGTCTACTCCAAAGGTCAACCCTATAGCATTTTTAAGACCCTCTCCATTATCCACAAAGAAAGCTTGAGCCATATTTTCTGGATTGATAGTAGAGATGGCTCTGACAAATTCTGGATAGTCTTTAAGAGTAATAGGGTAGGCTGTACGAGGTCGATTGTCTAAAAAGCAATCAACCTCTATACCTAAACCTAGAGCAGAAACAATATCTTTCTCTTCTTGAGAAACTTTTTTAGATTGTTTATTACTCATTTAATCACCTTATACAGTTCCGAAGTCTCCTTCTTCTGGTTCAACGTCAACTAGAACAATATCCCAAAGTTTCTTGTCTGGTCTCTTAGGGTCAAGAGCTTTTAGAGAAACTTGAGGAGCATAAGCTTGTTGTTGAGCTAAGTCAAAGTTGAAGTTAGAGTCAGATTTACATTTGAATATTGTTAATTCCATTTGTTGAACGATTTGGTTTTCGTCATTGTAAATAGGGATTCTGTGTGTAAATTTGAAAGGTTTTGGGAACTTACCTTTAAGTCCTGCAACAGATTTAGCTCCACCAGCTCTCTTAACTTTGTAAATACCATTTACGGAAACGTTTGCATCATCAGCGTGGAAAGTGATTTTCTTACCTTCGACAGCAAACTTGCCTTTAGCTGGAGCATCTGCTTTTTCAAATCCTTTGATAACAACAGAACCCTCAACAGGAGCTTCTTTAAGTTCTACAACACCATCTGCTGGAATTACAATATTTAGGAACTCTGTCATGTCAACAGAAGCTTTTTGTTCTGTAACAGTACCTTGAGATAGAGCCATATAGTCTATATCAAATAGAGCATCTTGAGCAGAGATTGTAATGTTGTTAGTTCTTGGGAACTCTGTAATTGGATATGGGTCATCTCCACCACGAACCTCGTCTGTTTCAGCAGACATATCTATTGTTAGATTTTGTAGTTTAGAGAAACCTATAATCTTGTTTGGGTCTTTAAGGTCAGTAAGAACTGCCTCTCCAATACCATAAATAATTGATTTTGACATCTTTTTCCTCCTTAAATAATAATATTGCTATAACAGAATGTTATGCCATATTTAGTCCATTCAGCGTTTTGAGCTTCACTATCTGGGTTTCGATTGAAGTATGTAATCTCATAATCGAATATCTTTGAGTTGTGAAGTAGTTTTCTTAATCTATCAGCAATCATAAGAGTACGCCTATCTCTTACGTTCTTTCTTTTAGTTACATAGATATCTATTTGAATATAAGACCTTTCTAATATTGAGAACCTAGACCTTGTAGCTGGCAACTCGTAAATACACAATCTTGTGTAATCTGTGTCAACTAAATCACCTGGATTTTTCTCTTCAAGAAATTGTTTCTTAATATCTTTCATTAAATATCTATCTTTTCCCTTAGAGTAAGTGGTAGGCACTTCCATGAGCTTCAAAAGCTCTTCATCTTTTGTTAGTATTGAAAATAGTTCAACAGCTATACTTTTTAATCTCATATCAACCACCACCTTTCAAATAATCGTCATAGGGGAAAGTCCTAAAAACATCATTGATTGTTGAAATTAATCTATCTTGAGCTTGTAGCATTACTGTGTCTAAATGCCTTGCTGGTTCTCTTGGTAGAAACTCTGGCTTACCAATAGTCTCTAAGTTGTAGCTTGTATTGTTTGAACCATTTAGTTTTTTTCTTCCTTCGCCAGCTTCCCAGTCGGGAACATAATAAGTTCCTCTTGGTCTTGGTCGAATGGTAGTGTCCGAAGCACTTCTTTCATCGTTCCACAAAATACCATCTGCCATATAGTCTTGTAAGAATGGGTTATCTTTTGCCATTCTTGAACCTTTACCATAGTTGACTATCCAAGCGTACCAATGGGGAGAACCAATCTTGTATTTTATATAATCTTCTGAAAGCTCTACCATTTCTTTCTTGAAAGTGCCACTTGCGTATTCAAAGTTCCTTGAGTTTAGTTCCAAGACCATTTCGTCTATTAAACTTACAACTCTAAAGTTAAGTGTTCTCTCAAGGTCACCTAACATACCAATTAGGTCGAATTTCAGTCCTAGTTTATTTAATGACATATTTATCGTAGTTATCCCTTGTAGTTCTAAGTTGAATATTACAAACACCAGTTGTAAGAGTGTCTATATCAGATATTTCATAATATCCACCCTCAATACGAACCACGTCTCCTACACGAGTATCAATTTGTTTTTGTGAGCCTACAACTCTATAAACTGTATCGTGTAGCAATCCTACGTCTTGATTTCTAAAATCAACACCAATCTTTTCAATAAAAACTGGAACAGATTGCTCTATCATGAATAACATTTCTGTTACGTCACCATAAGTAGGGGAGTGGGGGTCTTCATCATATTCAACTCTTGGTCTAAAGAAATCTATATGATTATTAAAAATAACAATCCTAGCACTATTGATAACAATGTCATCATTTGGTATGTTATAAACTATTGCTTGAGACCCATTTGGAAATTCAACAATTGAACCTCTTTCAGCAACAGTAGTATGTAAGAAAGTAGCTTCTTTCATGTTGTTTTGAATGTTTGAGTAGATTTTCTTCAAGTCTGATGTGATAACAAACTCTGGCTGTCCATCAACTAAGACCCTTGTACCAATTTGATTAATCATAAGGTCATTGACATAACTCTTGATATCATCAAGGGGCAAGTCAAAGGCAGATGGGGCAGAGTAGACAGCATCAAATATATCGGCTGTTGTTTGACTTTCTTGTTGGCTACGACCTACGGTGGAGTCATAATAATCAGTCATAATAACACCACCTAGTATCTAACCGTATCGCCAATGATTTTCATTTCTACAACAGAACCAGAAAAGCCTGAAGAGTAATTTCCGTCTTCGTCTTCTGGGTTTTGTAAAATGTCATTGACAATATCCTTAATCTGTCCGTCACACCACCATACAATTCTCATTATTTCCTTGGCTCTCTCTGTAAGCCCTTTTACGGACAAGTTATTGATAGAGAAGTTAACAGCCTTTTTAGCGAATGTGTGGTGAACACTTAGGGCAAGTTGCCTGTAAGCATATCTCGAAGCTAATATGATTTCTCTGTTGGACATTCTTGAGCATTCAATACTTCCTAAATCCAAGTCTGGATTGATAGAGTCGGCAAGACTGATGAAGTTTTTCTTAATAGCTGTACCAGCCTCAGCAACACCCATTACGACAAAAGAGTTAGTGACCTTAACGTTCTTAAACGCTTGTCCTAACTCTTCCGATTCCTCATCAGCAACTAACCTATCTAAAATAGTTCTTATTGCGATAAGTTCGTTAGCCATGGCATTACACCAATTCGTCTATACGTTTGTTTAAGGCTTGGATATAGCCTTTAGTTTTATCAGCCTTTTCAGCTTGAGCTAATAGCTCTTTTAGACCTAGTACGTTATCAGTCTTTGCGATTTCATCTTCAAGAGCTTTTATGGAAAGACCAAGAAGTTCTTTAACTCTTTCCTTTGAGAAGACATTTTCTTCTTTAATTTGCTCTTTAACATCTTCAATCTCTTTGGCATCTTCTTCTAATCTAATCAGACCAGATTCTAAAATCTTTGAAGAAGATGAGAGATATAATAGTTGGTCTTCATTGATATAACCAAAACTATTTGGGAGAATTTTTACAACTCTCCCATCAAGATTTGAGAAGTTCAAAGTGATGTTAATACCATAGTCATTAATAACTTTGTATTTTTTCAATTACAACACCTCGTCTTATTTTACTTGTATTACTTGGATTCCTTTAGGGTTAGTGATTGCAATACCCCATTCCATATCGACACGAGCGTTCCAGCTCCAGTCTTCGATTGAGTTTTCTTGACCTGTCTTAACGTCTCCATGAGTAGCTGAATATCCGATTTTGTCAGATAAAACAAATAGTCTATCTTTTGGCACTAGAGACTTTCCAAGAGCTTCGTCATATACGTCATTTACGCCAACAATTCTTGCTCCTCTGAAATATCCAAGAGTACCATTCTTTCTAATTTCTTCGTTAGCTTCGTTAGTAAAGCCCTCAAAGCCCATGATTTGGTTAGTAAGAAGTTTATCTCCAAGAATAACAGCACCCTTACCAGTTCTGTAAGTAACAGCATCAATAGCTTCTTCAACAGAAGATTTTTCTAGCTTAGAAGTACATACAGTTGTAAAGTCTTTTCCAACACCTTGTGCGTTGTAAACTTGTCCTAAGATAGTAAAGATTTTTTCAACAATAGCTGTTCTAAGAGCTTCTTGTCCGTCTGTTAGAAGTTCTTGTAAAGAAGAAATTCTACCAGCCTTTAGTTCATCAAGTAAACATTCTGGTCTAACTGAAAGAGTTTCAAAGTCCATAGTAAGTGTTTCTTGATAGTTCTTAGATTTAGGAGTTGAAGAGTTTGGAGCTATCCAATAAGCTTTAATTCCTTTTTTCTTTAATCTAAATTCTGGTCTATCACCAAGACCGAAGTGCTTTGAGTCAGTAATTAGTGGAGCAATATCAATCTTATTCATTTGTTCTTGAAGATATACACCAATAACTTCTGCAATTTCAGTTCTTCCGTCTTCTGTGGAAGCCATTTCCATTAGGACATTTTCAATATCCTTAACTTCCTTGCTATTCATATCTAGCTCTCTATTTTTTAGCTTTTCAGCAATCTCAAAAAATGTATTTGACATATTATCACCCCTTATCCTAAGTACATTACGTCAACAGCAGGGAATGAGCCAAAGTGAGTTAAATCAGTAACAACGAATTTACCTTCGCCTTTTGCTAATTTTCCATCTGCACCACAAGTTAGTTTGTCGCCAACTTTAAGAGCGTCAATGCCTTCAACTTCTGTTGTTCCCCAGATATTGTCTTTAACTAGAGTGTAAGCAACAGCCTTAACGCCTTTTTTGATTTTGTCGTGGTCTGCGATATCTCCACCTGTGTTGTCTTCAATTCTTAGAGTTATGAAAGCGTTTGCTTCAGCGTCAGAAGTAGCGTACTCTAATAGTCTGTCTTTTTGGTTGAACTTTACAAGTCTACCTTTTACCATCTCATCTTTAGTTTCATAAAGACCAAATGGGATAGAACCTAAGTCAATTCTTTTTTGTAACATATTTTCCTCCCTTATTTTCTTCTTAATATGTCTAGCAAGGCTTCTTTTGGCTCTTTAGATTCAACTCTTGTTCTAGTATCTATAAGAGTTGAGATAGAGTCTTTTGAGTCTGTATCTTTTTCTTTTGGAGTTTCGTCTAACTTTTTAGCATACTCATCAATAAGAGCTTCTAGCTTGTTGACAAACTCAACATCATCTAATTTTCCTAACTCTTCAACACTATCTGTAATGTCGCCATACTTAGATAATTTTGATAGTCTTTGTTGACCTTTTTCTTTTATCTCATAGTCCTTTGCTATCTTTTGGTATTTTAATAATTCTTTTGTCAAGTTATCATTCTTTTTTTGAGATTCAATTAGTTCTAACTTGGCATTAATAAGGGCTTCTTTGTTTTCAATTACTTGACCTTTTGTGTCATCTTTTGTTGAAGACGCCGTTTTGGGGCTATCTGGTGCGTCTGCTGGGGTGTTATCGCTCTCATCTTCTGCTACCATAAAAGATTTAGATTTATCCCAAGCTGGGTTTGCTACCATAGCAAGACCAGTAAAGTTATTATCAAAACATCTTCTGTCTCCGTTATTCAATACTTCTACCTTCCTTTCAGCTTCTATTGAGAATTTAAGCTCATCATCTCTATCAAGCTCAATTAGTTTCTCTGCTATTTCTGGATAATACTTTCTCCACATTATAGCTTGCACTTCTGCATGATATCCGTCATTGTCTTCGTCAACAACTTTAGCGTTGTGGATATATCCAATATTCATTACGTCTTTATTGAAAGTATTGCTCATCTTATCGTAGCCATGACCTGTAGGTCTGCCTTGCCATAAGACTCTAAGTGGTTTACCCACCATAGTTCCAATATCTTTCTTAGCATCATCTTTAAAAATTACAGCACCATTAGAATTAGTTCCACTATGAAAAGCCACACCCTCAATAACTAATAGGTCTTTTGCATCATAACCAGCTAGTTCAAGATTGTGGTCTTCTTTAATCTTAAATTTCATATCATAACTCCTTTACTCCACTTCTGGGCTGGTCGTTATTTGACTGATTTTTGTCTGATTTTCTTTCGGATAAATTCTTTTCTGGTCTGCCTGCTTCTTTTTCTTCTTGGATTGCATTGCCTTGAAATGGCTGATTTCTTAACGTAAATATTTCTTCGTCATTAGATTTGTTTTCATCAATTCTTTCTAGTTTCATATAGTCATAGTCATAACCATGTTCTTCAAATAGAACGCTATATGGAAGGCCAGCGTGTTCAAATAACCATTGAACTAAATCAAGTCTTGCATTTTCGTCAATCACTATGTCATTGAATGAAACTTTTGGTGTCTTATCAGCATTGATTCCATTTCTAGCCAACTCTCTTGTTATCATGTCTTCAATGATAGGGGGTAGGAAAGACCTAATAGATTCAATAGTTCTAATAAGACCTGTGATATTAATCATTCCCTCGCTGTAGTTTCCACCACCCTCACCACGAAGTAGGGTAAGAGATACACCAAGTGTGGATAATAAATCTTTATCAATTTCTAAGAATTTAGTTTCACCAAAGATTTGAGATTCTGGACTAACCCATTCAAGGTCTACATAATATGGTGTAGTGACTCTCACAGAGCCAGTCTTGCCAGAGAATAAGTCTGAATAGAACATAACCTCTTTTTCACTTGGAACATGGTCTTTATCACCAATCTTGATATGTAGTATTTGGTCTATGATTCCACTAGCAGTAGAACGTTCAGCTTCTTTTAGTAAGTTCTTTCTTGATAAATCATCAAAAGCTGGAACTAAGAAAGATATGCCATACTTGTCATATCTACTTGAATTTACCTTTGAGAAGTAAGATTTATCTATATCAAAAGGAATCTTAGCTCGACCTTGTTTTATACCTTTTTGGATTTCTATTGGGTAAGCTTTAGCCATTAGTTTAGCTTCTTCTTCGTCTTCATTTAAACTAATTTCTGTTTGTGAGTTATCAAAATAAACTTGTTGTTTACCGTCAACCATCACGTTGGACACTTCAATTAAATCTAGGGGGTAGATATCAATATAATCTCCATCTCTGTCATAACAGAAGCAATTACCAGTCATAGCCATTTCAAAAACAAAGTCCTTACAAAATTGTTCTATGTTGACTCTCTTCAAGAAATCATCAACAATAGCTTTGGTTTTTCCTTTGCCTTTAGAATAGTCTAACTTCAACTCTGTTACAGAATAGTCTCTTATAATGTTTACAGTTCTCATTATCATACCTTCACTAATGTAGTAATACTTAGCTAAAGCAGATAATTCGTGGATATTACCTTGAGGGTTCTGTGCATACTTTTGTAAGTCATAACCTTTAGGTTCTCCATTGATAGTAAACTTTTGATTGAAATGTCGACTATAAGTTGACTGTTTACTTTGACCTAACTCTAATATATTTTCCTTACTCAATAAAATCGCCTCCTTCCTATAGCACCTAATGTCATTACATCATTCTTTTCTCTAAACATATCTTTTTCAATAATATCAGCACCCCTAAGGGCAAGAGCAGTAGCAGTCCATCTATCCTTACGACCTTCACTCATACCCCCTCTTGGAACGTCAAACGTCAAGAAATTCCCTCTTGGTCTAGCCTCTATACTCATAATTTCCCTACGAGTCCTTTCAGCTTCCTCTAACAACATGACTTCTTCCATAGTCGAAGAAGATGAGTTATCTAGTGCTTCATTCGAGTACATTCGGAATAGCCTTTTTTGAGTATTTTGCTTTACTGATATGCCTAGTTGGTGGTTAAAATCTAAGGAGAACTTGTGTCCATGAATAATAAAGTTTCCATCTGGTATCTCTTTTTTATGTTCTTCATTGTTGACGTCACACAAAGCTGGTTCAATTTCACCAGTAGAAATATCAATACTAGGCTTAGCTAGTTCGTCTGCAAGACCCAAGCCAAGACCAGTAGTATCCATGTGGATTTCATCACAAGGGAATTTATTTAATATTTTTCTAATTTCTGTTGCTTGTTCGTTGAATGTCTTGCCATTGAGTATCTTTTGATATACCAAATGTTTCTCTAATACTTTACGACCTTTATCTGGAACAAGTTTTAAGATAACAATAGCTGTATTATCATTACCAGCAGTTCTGGCAACGTCAAGACCCATAATATACTTGTAATCATCATCAAATTGTAAATCCATAGTCATAAGATTAGAACAAGCCATTAAGTCTGTTGGACTTATCCAATTGTCGTCAGATAAATCTGGGAATGTGGCATTGTACTCCATGTCAAAGTCCAATTTGGAATATGTTCTCTTGGCTTCTTCAATAACAGATTCATTATATAGACCTACATCAAGACCAACCTTATAGTCCAAACAAGAAGCATAGTGCTTATCTGAACCATTAGCTATTTGTTCAACTGTATCTTTGAAGAACTCGTATAAGTGATTGAACTTAAAAAAAGCAGAAGATATAGATATAAACTTCATATCAAAGAACTCTTCATCTTCGTCTGCATCTACCTTATAATCTAGCTTAGCAACCATCATAGGCTTAATAACGTTTTGAACGACAGTTGGATTCATTTGAGCATACTCATCAGCAATAATGATAGAGAACCTACCACCACGAATTTTACCACCAGAATTACCAACTGGTATAGCTATAATTTGACTATTGTTTGCAAACTTTCTAACAAATTGGTCTGTACCATTTTTAAAATCTACAATCTCTTGATTTAGTGCATCTGACCTAATACACAAATCATTGTCAATCTTATCTTCAACAAGCATTTTAGATTGTCTAAAAGATGGGGCAATAATACCAATTCTTAGATTGGGGTAGAGGATAGCCATACAACAAACATATAAAGCACTTGTCCAAGTTTTACCTAAACCTCTCGACCATACCAAGACGATAAAATTATATTTAGCCATAGCTCTAAGAGCTATCTTCTGGTATAAGTTTAGTGGTATTCCAAGATATTCCTCACAAAATACATCAATATGTTCTCTGTAGTATTCAATCTTATCTGCCAATAACTTCTTCTTGAAGTCATATATTTCTCTTGAGGTCATACCAATGGTTCTATCAACTTCTTTAGTCACTGAAAGACCTCCTTATAGCATTAATATTGTCTTCTAATAAGAAATCAATCTGGTCTTTGTCATATTCTTTCTGTTTGATATTGACATCACCAGACTTAACTAACTTCTCAACCCATATAGCAAATAGATTTTCCTTATCCTTATTATCTTGATTGAATTTCTTTAGAACTTTAAGACCGTCTAGGGAAGACATATATGAATCTCTTACAGTCTTCATATCTTTCGGGTCTACATCACCACTTCTAATTCTTTCTCTATTCATTTTTCTAAGAACTAATTCATCAGAAATTGCTGTGATAACTAAATACTCATCACTAGCAGAATTAAGTTCATACTCACCATAATAAGATTTAATTCTTGATATAATAAACTTGATTGAATCTTCATCATATAGTTCAACAAAATACATATTGAGTAGTCTTAATATGAATTGTCCTTGATTAGATTCCAAGTCCTCAATATAATCTTCAAATCTAAGAGATTTAGGTTTTTCTTCTTCAACCATGTTCTCTTTAAATTCTTCTAATTTTTCACTTGGTGTGATTTGTCCTTGCTTCTTCAACAGAAGTTCTTTACCCATTTGAGCAAATCTAGGTTGTTGCATAAACTCAAAGTAAACCTTAGAAGTAGCAACTCTTTTCTTTTTCTTTGGACTTAGCTTATTATATTCTGCTATCTTTTCATTTCTAACTCTAGTTTCTTCTTCGGCAATTTCCCAACACTCTTCAATGAATGGATACTCACCTGCAGTGTTTTCTAAGTAGTTAATAATTCCTTTCTTGGAATTGATATTAAGGGGTCTCGCCATCTATATCACTTCCTGCATATAAGAATTTAGTACCAGAATTATAGATATCTACTTTATCTTTATGAAATACAAAAAGTCCATAACCGTTAGTTTGTGGCGTATAGTTGACATTACCATTGTTGGCATAGTCCATTTGTCTACACAAACAACCAAGTTCACATAGAAGAGTTCCACCATGAATAAGAGTTCCAGCTTTATGAGTATGTCCAATAGCAATAGCACCAAAGTCTACACCTTGATTTTTGAAATAATCATAAGCAGAAACACAAGTCCTCATTGGTATCTTAGAAAAATTAGTAGGATGTGCTAACACCAAATCCTTATATATGTAGTACCAAGAGTCAATAACTTCATAGTTATCAGATAGAGGTTCAACAGTTTTCTTAACATTCCTGTAATTTCTATAAGTAAATCCATGTTGAATTATCTCTAATATATCATCAGAAACTAGGGGAGAGAACTCACTTTGAAACTTAGCTAAATATCTCTTGAACCTAAATTCATGATTACCTCTAAAGATTATTTTCTTTGTGTTTGGCGTTAATCTATCAATTCTCCTAAGAAAAGCTGAAGCTGTTTTCAGTTCTTCATGTAATGGTATGTGCATTTCTTTTGGAAAGGTAGATACACTAAAACAATCCAATATATCACCAGCAAATATAATAGTGCTTACATTGGAGTGTTTCTTAATAATACTTATAATATCTTCTTCCTTATGAAATGGTATATGTAGGTCTGACAACACCAATACTCTCTCAATATCATTGATGTCGTCTAATTGACTTTCTATATCTTTTATTAGATTGTCTTCCAATCAATCACTCACTTTCTTTGTACTCCCTTGTTGATGTTGATATATTTATTCTTAGATTTTCTCATTTTAACTTGTACTTTAGTTAAATATTTCTCGTCAGTAGAAATTCTAAGTACAGATTCTCTCAAATATGGTGAGTCTGGAACAATATTGTTCTCCATCAATCTAATCAACAACATACAAGTTTTAAATTGTTTTAAATGTCCATGGTTTTTATACTTACCATGATTGTTGCATAATATGTAACCATCTCTATTAGCTTTGACGGTATATTTGTTATCCTTATAAACTATACGAGCCATATTCACCTACTCATAGAAACTGAATAAAGGCATTTCTTTTTGTCTAATAATAGCTTCTCTTCCTTTTCTAATGACTTCACTGTCCTTATATAGAGCTTTACCATTGGCTTGTTTAGTTTGATAAGTACAAAGATAATAAGCAAACTTATCAAGAACCCTATATATTCTTTGGTCGTGAATATTTCCATCTTCATAAGATAATTGAAACTTATCTTCATGAGTATCAAGAATTTCATTGATAAGAGCTAATCTCTCATCCAGACCATGTGTAGCAGGTAAGTCAAATACTAAGTCACTATCATAATAAACTTTCACTTGCTGTCACCACCCAATAAGAAGTCTTGTACTCGTTTGGTTATCTTCTTGATGATAAAATCAGCATTAGAACGAGTAAATTTGTATTTCCTACCAATATCAGATAATGACATTCCTTGCATATAGTCATTGAGAACTTTCTTGTCTTGATTTGATAACTCAATAACATCAAGAGCCATAGATATATCAATGAGCATTACTTGTAAGTCTAAGTTATATATCTTCATGATATGTTCTTCTAAGTCATAATAGTTAGCAATCAAATGTCTAATCTTTTTAAGACTATAATAGAAATCTTCATAAGATACATACTCAACACTAGAAGATAGTTCATAATAACCCTTGCTGGTGACACCAAAGGCTTTATCTTGATATTTCTTTCGGTAGCTATGTTTGTCTAAATTAATCTTTTAATACTCTCCTTTCAAATATATTTTTAAGAAGCAAGGGGAGTTGGTATGTAAAGTATGCAGGGGGTTAAGACCCCCCTTTGCAATCCCCCCTTATTGCGTCTTTGGTTTCTTTTTAGTTTCTTTATTTTTTAATATATGTATTACCCCCCCCTTCCAATCCAAAATAAATAAAAAAAATAATACTTATCTTTTCATGGCAGGGCAGATATAATCTGGGTGTTATCACCAATGTTCTCAAAGTCGTCTAGGTCTAGTGTTATCAACTGGCATCTCAGCCTCGAACATTCCCCCTACAACCGAAGTTGACTAGGACAGGAGAGGGTTTAAAAATAAAACAATCAATACTAGAATTTATACTCGCCATGCTCCATTTACTTATCCTCACAAAGCGAGTGCACGTGGCTCTAACCCACTAGCCGAGATGGTAAGTCTCGCTTGTTCTCTTTATCCTGTGTGTAGCAACTCAACAGGACTTGCGAGGGTAGAAATGAGGTAGTTGTTTATGGCATACATGAGATTGAAAAAAAATGACAATGTTATAACTAAACAATTAACGCCAGTAATTTTTGTGGCAAGCCTCGCAAGATTCTAATTTTTCCATATTGAGTTGTAATACAATAAAAAGGAGCTTCCCTCATTTGGCGATGAGGTTATGAAGCAAAAATTGAATTTACACTTAAGAGAAGTAGCATCATTAAGTGATTTGTAACGACCTGAAATCGTTTACATCAATATTATACTATATAATTTTTCTTTGGCAAGTCCGAGTTAACTTTTTTTAAAAATATTTTTCCTATATATATGAAAACAATTTCCTTGTTGAAATTTCCTGCTCGGTATGGTACAATATTGTTAGAAATAAAGGGGGATTTGTTATGGCAGACAAAGAATTAGTTATGGAGAGATATGAGCATTCATTAATACAAAAATTATTTTATGGAATGAAAACACAATGTTCAGAAGAAACATTTAAGGTGTACGAAACACCAATCAGAGAATTTTTCTTCAACTTTATGGACTTTGATTTTGTTACATTAAGAGATATCAAGTCAATAAAAGTATCTCATGCTAATGAATGGATATATCAACTCAAGAAAGATGGAAATAAGAACTCAACAATCAATAGAATGGCAAGTAGTCTATTTTGGTTCTATAAGAACTTGTCACACAATCAAGACTTAGATATTCAACTCAATCCATTCAGTACAGACTGTGGAGCTAATAGATTAAAAGAAAGTAGAGTGTCTAAAGGTGTTAGGATATCTGATGAGAAACTTCAAGACCTAAACACTTACTTCTCCAGCAAGAGAACTTGGTTAGGTGAGAGAGATTATATTATGTATCTTATTTTCATTACAACAGGAATGAGAAAGACAGAAGTAAGAACGTTACAAATAGGTGATTTTTATGATTATGGAGATAAGTTTGCTGTAAGGTTCACAGCCAAAGGAGATAACTTCAACGTTGCTGAAATACCACAAGGTATCAAACACTTATTACAATCATTTATGTTTAGAAGTGGTTGGGATTGGTCTATGAGAGAACAGTATATATTTCCACCAGAAGATAACTTCTCCAAACCATTATCAAGTAGAAGAGTAGGGTATGTCTTTGAAGATGCCTTTGAAGCAGTAGGACTACCAAAGACTACAAGAATACACGACCTAAGACACACTTATATTACTAAGTCATTGGAGATGGGATTGGATATCTATGACATTTCTAAAAGAGTAGGACACGCAAACATAGGAACAACAAGGAAATACGACCACTCATTTAGAATATTCAACGACAATCCAGCAGAAACATTCTTCGAAGAATTAAATGAAAAATCACAACAAAATTACCCAGAATTAAGAATAGTATAAGGAGGGCAAATGGAAGAAAAAGACAACATTTTTTTAGAGTGTTATCAAGAAACACTCAACGAAATGGCAGAGACATTTTATCTAAAGAATGAAAGATATGGCGATAGTTTCACTCAAACTATGGATGACTATGGTATGGTAACATCAATGATTAGAGTAACAGATAAGTTCAATAGACTAAAGACACTATATCAAAATAGAGAATTAGATGAAGATGATGAGCCAATAGTAGATACAATGTTAGATATGGCAAACTATTTAGTAATGACATTAGCTTATATGAAGAGTAGAGAAGAGGATGAGAAGACTTTTGAAGTCATAAGTCCAAACACTAAAAAATCATTTACAGTACCACCAGAATATAAAGATGCTTTCAAAGGTAATATCTTGTGGAGCAAGTAAATCCTAAAGACTTAACCTATGACTTTACTAAAGATGAGAATATTCAAGATATAGCTAGGAACTTATTTAAGAATGGTAACGTCATAGCAGAGTCAAAGAATAAAACAGGTAGGAGAGTATTATCCTTTCTTGTTGTTGAGGATGTTATATATAGAAGTAGATACGACCAAATGACACCAAAGAACGCATCTATATTAGTCTATCCAGAATTTAATGAAACTTTAGATTGTTATAATATAGTAATTGTTCTTAGTGTATTCAATAAAAGAAGAAGTCATTCCTATGACTATGTACTTCTTGGAGATACAGATAAGCAAAAACAAGAACAAATAAACTTTCTCAAATCAATCATGAACAAATCAACAATAGCAGAAATCTGGTTTAGAGGAAGAACAACTGATGTATCTAATTGGTTAGCACCAGTCAAACAAATAGAATTATGTAATGAAGAATTACTAAATAAGATAATCAAATGGAACTCAATAGACTTATCTAAGTGTGAGATATGTGGTAAGACCTTACCAAGATTTTCATCAGAACCTATATGTAGTGATTGCTATTCCAAACAAGTAGCAACAGAAAATCATCTATAACTAATAATTAAATAACAAATCTCTAGGAGGCTTTTTAAGAGCCTCTTATTTTTATGTCTAAAATATCTAAATATCTAATTATACTCTAAAACATCAATAAAATCAGTATATATTATAAAATAAAATTAAAATATTGGTAAAATTATACCTTTAAGAAATAAAAACGTCATATAGACCCATTGTAGGCTCTTAGAATTGATTATATGATATCCAATTATAATATCTTATCAAAAACCATACCCTAGTTCACAATATTTGTTGTGAGAGTATATTCTAACAAAATATATTTGTTTAATTGTCACAGATATTGTATCATTTTTGAGACAAATCGAAATATAGCTCCAAATTTTTATATAAGATTGAATACATCAACGACATAACAAATACATAAATCTAAACAATACCCCCATATCCAACACACCTGCAGGGGAATATAGATACATAAAAACACCATTATTTTATAAAATGTTCGTCAGATTAGTCCTTAAATCTATTTTAAAATATCATTAGACCAATAGCATTAATACAACAATAAACCTCATATAGAGCTATCTACAACTCTTATATGAGGTATTCTTATTTTTATAGATTTATTTATAGAAGATGTGAAGTAATATAAGACATATGGTTAGCTTATTTAGTATATTTGAATATGTGAGAACTATATATAGTAGGTTAGACTGTAAGTAGGGTAATACTTGTTATTCAAATCTTTCCTAATTTACATTATAGAGTAACCCAGCCCCTTTCTGAAAGTTAACATAATTGCACTTTTAGTAAATACCCCCATGGGTAATGAAATCGTTCCCAACGTGTAAATTACTAGATACTATATATTGAAAAATTGTCCAGTTTTTTGTTTTTATGGTACAAGGTAAAATTACCCTATGCACAAAAGATTTCTTTTGGGAACACGCTCTAAGCCAGTGATTGCAACGGTTGTAGCGATTTTAGCAAGTACATTCTCACATTTTAAAATACAATATTGTACCTAATGAAAACTTAATAAGCAACCTATAACCTAACACTAGGAAACCGTTAATACTACTTAATACAATTACACTAATAAACGAACAATATTTTAAGATAATAAAGGTTAACTAAAATAACATTACGAGTAAACTATTAATATTTGAACACTTAATCGTATATAGATTATAATCAAATACTTAATCTATAAT